GAAAAAGGTCAGCGAATCGGAAAAATTATTTAAGGAACGTGATGCTCAGATTAAGGAACTAACTAAACGCGCTTACCAGCTGCGGGGTGATTTCGTCAAGAATTTCAACGGCGGAACAAAGTATGCAAAAAGTGTTATGGATTTTACCATGATAAGGCTTACCAGATATGGTGGAATAGATCCGGAAGAACTACTCAAATTGCTTGAGATCGAACCTCCCAATGAAGATGAAATAAAAGACTATATGGAAAGATTAAATCTCAAGCGTGATCTGATCTTAAAAAAATACTTTGACCAGCCCGAGCGCACTATGCTATTGATCGCTTGGGCGTCTATAGACAGTAACGAGAAATATTATGATAGTCGCTCTTATAACTTTACCATCAATCACACACCTAATCCTACTCTTGACGCTATTTATAATGGCCTTATTGCCCTCGGTTATAAAATGTCTGATGAGGAATGCGCGCTGCGCGATGGTACCCATAAATTATTGTTGCCTAGCGAGGGTTAAGTATGCCGCAACTGACTGAACTCGAATTATTAGAACACATAGACCCCTCCAGCCTCGACTATCAGGACTGGATTGCGGTCGGCATGGCTCTCAAGGATGCCGGGTTTACAGCTGCAGACTGGGACAACTGGTCCAGACGTGATGCAGGGCGGTACCACGCGGGGGAGTGTTTTCAAAAGTGGGGCTCTTTCACGGGCTCCACTCACCCAGTCACCGCAGGAACACTTGTCCAGCTGGCACGGGATCAGGGCTGGGTACCTGAGCGCAAAGACGCGGGAATGGAATTAGCATGGGATGCCATTATCGGATCTAAAGAAGAATTAAAGATTATAGATAAAGCCTGGGTAGAGGATCAGGAGGTCACCGAGCCCCAGGACTGGAACCCAGTAGAGCACTTGACTAAATACCTGTCTGCTCTATTTGAAGCATCTGAGAACGTGGGCTATGTCTGTGACAGCTGGGAGAAGGACGGGAAGTATCTACCCACTAAAGGCTGCTGGGATAGATCGGCTGGAGATCTCATTCAACAGCTAAACAAATGTAATGAGGATATCGGCAGCGTGCTGGGTGATTACAAGTCAGAGGTCGGGGCGTGGATCCGCTTCAACCCTTTGGATGGTACCGGAGTGAAGAACGAGAACGTGACTGACTTTAGGTTCGCTCTGGTGGAATCAGATGATATGGAGATCGATAAGCAGAACGCCATCATCCGTGAACTCGAGTTGCCAGTAGCCTGCCTGGTTCACAGTGGGAAAAAGAGTCTCCACGCTATTGTCCGGATCGAGGCCGATACCTACGACGAATACAGAAAGCGGGTTGATTACCTTTATAACGTGTGCCGTAAAAACGGATTTAAGGTAGACAGCCAGAACCGCAACCCCTCCAGGTTATCACGGATGCCCGGGGTAATGCGGAAAGGTCATAAGCAATTCCTGGTTGATACCAATATCGGGAAAGAGAGCTGGCAGGAGTGGCAGGAGTGGATTGAGGGTATCAATGATGATCTGCCTGATCCGGAAAGCATGGCCAGTGTCTGGGACAACCTTCCGGAGTTGGCACCGGTATTAATATCCAGTGTCCTCAGGCAAGGCCATAAAATGTTACTGGCTGGACCTTCAAAAGCGGCTAAGTCATTCGCACTGATCGAACTAAGCTGCGCGATTGCTGAGGGACGGAAGTGGTTCAGTTGGGATTGTGCCCAGGGGAAGATCATGTATGTCAATCTCGAGCTCGACCGGGCCAGCTGCCTACATCGTTTCAAAGGTGTCTATCAGGCTCTAGGATGGGAGCCAAAGAACCTGGGCAACATTGACATTTGGAATCTGCGTGGTAAGTCAGTACCTATGGATAAGCTGGCACCAAAGTTAATTAGACGGGCCCAGAAGAAGAATTATATAGCCATAATTATAGATCCCATATATAAGGTCATTACCGGTGATGAGAACTCAGCTGACCAGATGGCCAACTTCTGTAATCAGTTCGACCGGGTATGTACGGAGCTGGGAGCAGCGGTTATATACTGCCACCATCACAGCAAAGGCAGCCAGGGATCAAAAAAAGCAATGGATAGGTCATCTGGCTCGGGAGTGTTCGCTCGGGATCCGGACGCGCTGCTTGACCTCATTGAGTTGGATTTGAGCGACGATTTAATCAAGCAAGAGGAAAACAAAGCGGTCTGTAAGGTGTGTGTCTCATGGCTAATTAAGCACGTAAAGAACTGGGAGAATGAGGTTAGTCAAGATGCCCAGTGCTCTGAAAAAGAGCTCCTGCCACTCTGTGACAAACTGCTGGGAGCTTACCTATATACTGAAATGCTCCGTGAGATATATACAGTCAGGCAGGCCATCCAGCAGCGTACAGCGTGGAGAATTGACGGTACCCTCAGAGAGTTCCCTAAGTTCAAGCCGGTGAATCTGTGGTTTGATTATCCGACGCACCAGGTGGACACCCTGGACGTACTAAAAGAAGTTGAGGCCGAAGGTGAAAAACCACCCTGGAAAAAAGCAATTGAGAAGCGGAAACCGAAAGAGAAAAAAGAAAAAGAACGCGGGGATTCATTATGGAATGCGTATCAAGTATGTAAATTTGAGGGCGAAGTTAAGATACAAAAACTAATAGATTATATGAATTTGTCTGAACGAACTGTCAGAAGAAGGATTAAAGAAAGTGAAAATCTGATTATGGAGGAGGGTTATGTTGTTGAAAAATAACACAGGCAAAACAGGCATTTTATGTTTTTGCCCCTCACAGGCAAAAGAGACAGGCACAGGCAAAAACGTTTTTGCCGGTACAGGCAGAAAACACAGGCAAAAACAGAAAATCATGTTTATGCCTGACAGGCAAAAAGCACAGGCGAAAACATATATCTAAAGATATATAAATTGCCTGCCTGTCGTCAGGGGGTCATGGAGGGAAGTAAGGCGGCTTAAGCTGACGCCGCCTACTCCTTCCTTCCAACCATGACAAGGCAAAACTGTCAGAGTGAAAAATGTTAAAAAATTGGGAGGATACAAATTATGGCAAATACAGAAGGTTTAATTCAGGTCGAGTCATTCAGTGGTAAATATTTTATCAACGAAGCATACCGACCAGTAGCTTCTGCCCTGGTCAAAAAATATCCAGAGATTGGCCATGTTGTTATTAATAATATTTTATTCGTCGAGGATACCGAGGGTAATAAGAAAAAGGCCGGCAGAACTATTTATGCTCAGATCGGACTCATACCCGAGAAGTGGGATGACGTTATTTATCAACTGACGGGTAAGAGGTTCGGTTACATGATGGAGATCTATAAGATCAATATCGCCATGATGAGCCGGGAGCAAATCTATGCGCTGATCTATCATGAGCTCAGACATATTGACAGAGACGGAACCATAAAGGGTCATGACATAGAGGACTGGACCAACATGATCGAAAAGCTGGGGGCAGACTGGGGCAGCACCCGGGCATCGATACCTAATATTTTAGAGGATGGTATTGATTGGGAGAGTATTACCGGCCCGGCGACGCTGTTCCCGAGTGAGACTACGCTGAAAATTGTTAAATAGGAGGAACAAATATGAGATTAATTGATGCAGATAAACTTTTAAAACATGAAAATGAAGCAGATAGAATGGGAGCAATGTTAGTTGTGGGAAAAGGATATATTTTAAATGCACCTACGATTAGTATAACTGAATTAACCGCCCAGCTTGCCGAGGCGCAGGCTGAGTTGGAGCAAGGAGTCAAACAAAAACTGATAGTCGAGACGGAAAATTATTGGCTTAAACAAAAACTGGATGACATTGATAATTTAGCGGTATCTCACCACGAAACCGGTCCGCATACCGAAAAAGAAGAGGTTAAGTTTGTCTTAAGAGTTCAGGAATTGGCAGAAATTGAAAAAGAGGACTTTTATCAAGAAAGGTCTTTCGCCGAGAGTTTGGCAAAAAGTTTACAACAGTCGCAGGCTGACAACTCGGCCATGAATTATGCTATCAAATCAATTCATCATTTAATCCATCCACACAGTAGCGACCATTATTCGGAGAGTATTGACCATATATGCGACGAAATATTATCTCACCCCCATCCCGGCGCGCCCCTGCAGGCTGAGCTTGACCAGTTGCGGAAAGTTCAAGTCGCGGCGGAAGGGCTATGTTGCGAATATAACCGCACCTATCAAAAACGAGAGTGTTTCGAAGAATGTGTTTGCTTTGGAAATTGTGATTACCCGCCAGTATTTAAAGCCCTCGCCCAAGCTAAGGCAGATCAGTAATGCGGACTGAATTCTTTATGCCGATGCAGCCGCCAACCGTTACTGATCAGGAGCACCAAGTAACCTGACGGAGTGGTAAGCCTGTTTTTTATGATCCGGATGAACTTAAGGCTGCCCGGTCAAAATTAACAGCGCACCTGGCGCGGTACGTGCCGGAGAAGAAATATGCTACTGCAGTTCGGTGTATAACAAAGTGGTGTTTCCCGATCACTGGCGATCATTACGATGGGGAGTACAAATCTACCAGGCCGGATACCCACAATCTTAATAAAATGCTTTATGACATCATGGAGGATTTAGGATATTGGTCTAATGACGCGATAGTGGCCTGTGAGATTAATGAGAAGTTCTGGGCCAAGGTGCCCGGGATTTATATAGCGATTGAGGAATTGGAGGGAAAGAGATGAGCGAAATAATGAGGGTTTTACAATATAAATCTATTATGCAAAATATCTGCACAGATCAAGACACAATAGATCAATTGTTGAATTGGGGATTCTTTACTGCACCGGCATCCACCAAATATCACGGGGCATACGAAGGGGGTTTGTTTGATCACTCCCTAAAGGTAACAGAATCATTATTTGATTTGACTTGTTTTAACAGTCTAAAGTGGCAAAGACCTGAAAGTCCATACATTGTAGGGATGTTTCATGATCTTTGTAAATCTGATGATTATATCTGGGTGCAAAGTGATCCCATTGCTGTAAGAGAGAACATCCAGATACAGAAGGATGATGGCAGATATGAATACAACTCTGAATGTTTACTAAAAGGTCATGGGGATAAGTCAGTAATGATGTTATCAACCTTAACTCAACTCACATTGGAAGAGGTTATGTGTATCAAATATCACATGGGGGCCTTTACCGATAAATCAGAATGGAACGATTATACCCGAGCAGTAAAATTATTTCCTAATGTGTTATGGACACATCAGGCAGACATGTTTGCTTCACAAGTTATGGGGGTGTAGAAATGAAAATTGATTTACCAGACATTGAAATACAGCCCGAGTGGACAGAGGGCAGCCAGTTGAAAAAGATATTCGAGGAAGCAGGGGAAGTTGCCGAGGCCGTGGCCCTAAGTGATCCAGTGAATACTGTCAGGGAGCTGCTAGATACAATGCAGACCTGTAAGACCCTAATTAGTATGGTGATTATGGAATATCACTGGAATATACAGAAATTCATAGACCAGCATAATGAAAAATTAAAGGCGAAGGGATATCTGAAGGAGGTCTAACATGAAACTGTCAGATCTGAAGGTTGGCGATGAAATCAAGTGGGACCAGATCGTAGTCCTGAATGATATTTATACCAGCCAGGGACCGATTATAAAAATAACCGAAACAGCCATAACTGTACAGGGTAAGAAGTACCCAGAGGTAATACTTATCAACGACCTGAAGAGTAAACGCGCTGAGATATTGGGATTGAAAACAGTTGAAAAGACAGAGGAGGATGTTGATATGCGAGTAACTAGGAAAACTCCACCTAAAGAAGAATTACAGAAGGTCTTTGAAGATAACGGATCTACAATAAACTCAGTTGCTAAGCATTATAAAACAGGCGGCACCCAAGCAAAAAAATGGTTGATTGAGCATCGAATTATTAATGCGAACGATACTTGCCAAGGCAAGAGCTCGAAGGCAACGATAGAAGCCAAGCAGGAAACTACTGAAAGCCAGGAACCACCTGTAACCGTACTGGTACCACCAAACCAAGCAAATAAAAAACCTAGTCTGAAAGTTTATATAGCCGGTAAGATTACAGACAACCCGGATTATAAGAGTCAGTTTGCTGCTGCGGAAACTATGCTGCGTGATAAGGGTTTTATTCCGGTAAGTCCAGCAGTCTTACCTCCCGGACTTGAACACCATGAGTACATGACAATCTGCTTCAGCATGATCGATGTATGTGACGGAGTATACTTGCTGGGCAATTGGAAAGATAGTATTGGAGCCCGGATGGAAAAGGCATACGCTTTTCAGCATACTAAACTGCTGTTAGCAGGCGGAGGTTACTAATGACTAACCGCGAGAAGATTGTATTTCTTAAACGATTTGTGATCTTAGATCGGGAGATTGATCGTAAGGTTGAAGAAGTTATTAAGTGGCGTTCCAGGTTGGGTAAAGTCACGGCGGTATATTCTAGCCAACCTAAAGGCGGAGGCAGTATTCACAAGGGTAGTGAGACGGATATAATCAACCGGATCGTTGACCTGGAACAAGAGATTAAACGGGATATTGATAGACTGATTGATGCCAGGCAAGAGATTAGCCAGTTAATAGAAACGGTTACTAATGACAAAGAAAAACTATTATTACAATACAGGTACTTGGATGGTCATACATGGGAAAAGATTGCTGTTATGATGAACTATGCTTGGGCACAAACCCATAGAATACACAGTAATGCGCTGTATAATTTAAAGTTGATACAAAATGATACACTTAATTCTGGTATTATATAAACTGAACTTATAAACAGTTGAGCCTGGCAGCAATGCCGGGCTTTTCTATTGCCGTAAATCTATCTTGATTGATAGGTGGTGATCCCTATGTTTAACATAGGGCAATAGATCGGAGCCAGTGTCATGTGGGGTAACTATCGTACCTCTCAGTGAGGGGAGCCGGTGGGACGGGGCGGCTGATATCATTACCTAAAGGAGTTGGATACCGTGCCAATGAAACCTTTACACCCATGTAACCAACAGGGTTGTCCCGAGTTGGTTCGTGATGGCCGATACTGTGATAAGCACAAGAAAGAGAAGCAAAAGGTACAGGATCAGCGGCGTGGGTCAGCTGCATCGAGAGGGTATGACAAGACACATCAGCGTATTAGATTACAGGTCCTGCGAGAGGAACCACTTTGTAGAAGGTGTGCTGCGCAGGGTTTTGTAGTAGCAGCCATCGAAGTCCATCACATTGACGGCAATGCGTACAATAGACAGCGCAGTAATCTTGAGCCGTTATGTAAAAGTTGCCACAGCGAGCATACAGCACGAGAGCAAGCATTTAGACCTAGGGGGTAGGGGGTATAGTAATCTCTACAGCCTAATGCCTGGAGACCGGGCGGGCAGTACGCTTTTTCTCTGTACGGGTTAGCGAAATTTTTATGAGGAGGTGAATGAGATGCCCGGACCAGCACCCAAACCGGCCGATTTAAGACAGCGCCGAAATAAAAAGACAGGGGCATCAACTTTACCGCCATTGAATAATAAGCAAGAAAAAAGCAAGAAGACACCCGCACTCCAAAATCCTGACAAACGTAAATTTCATAAACTTACAAGGGCCTGGTGGAAACGAGTTTGGGAGTCTCCCATGGCGGGGGAATATCTTCCCACAGATATTGATGGACTTGCCAGACTGGCGATCTTGATTGATAACTATTACCAGAACCCTGCAGATAAAAAGGCAAAGGAATTATTAGGAGAAATCAGACTTCAGGAAGCCCGTTTTGGTTTATCTCCTGTTGACCGCAGCCGACTCCAGTGGGAAGTTCAAAGGGGAGAAGAGGCTGAACAAAAGCGAAAACCTAAACAGCGGAGCACGCCTCCCCATAAAGCCGATCCCAGGGGAATTCTTGGGGTGGTTGAATGAGTGTCTTAATGGTTCCATTAGATGAAAAGCCCTGGCCCACACTAGGGCCTTTGGTTTGTGATTTTATTGAAGAGAACTTAGTCTTTGGCCCTGGGGATTTACGAGGGCAGCCAGCAGTAATTGATGCTGAGAAGCGGGCACTAATCTGGCGGATGTATGAGGTATATCCAAAAGGTCATATGTTGGCTGGGCGCCGCAGATTCAAACGAGTCGGATTAAGTCTGGCTAAAGGACTGGCCAAAACAGAATTAGCAGCATGGATTGCTGCTTGCGAATTACATCCTCGGGCGCCGGTGCGGTGTATAGGTTTTGACCGGAGGGGTAATCCAATTGGAGGGCCCGTAATAGATCCATATATTCCCCTGGTTGCCTATACAGAAGAGCAGTCTGATGAATTGGCATATGGAGCTTTAAAAACAATTCTCGAAGAGAGCCCGGTCCGGGATGACTTTGATATTGGTATCGAACGAATTATGAGGAGAAACGGAGCCGGAAAAGCCGTTTCCCTGTCTTCCAGTCCGAGTGCTCGTGACGGTGCGAGAACAACATTCCAACTGGCGGACGAAACTCACTGGTGGACATCCGCCAAGCTTATAAAGGCCCATCAAACCATGATGGCAAACCTACCCAAAAGGAAATTGGCAGATGCCTGGGCTCTGGAAGTAACCACAGCCCCCGAACCGGGAACGGGCTCGGTAGCTGAAGCCACAATGGATTATGCGAAACATATCAAAGAAGGTCGGGTTAAAGATTCCCGGCTTTTCTATTTTCATAGACAAGCCTCAGATGAAAACGAATTAGAAACTGAGGATGATGTTCGTGCAGCGGTTATAGAAGCTTCAGGGGCAGCTGCTGCTTGGCGTGATATTGATGCTATTGTTGAGCTCTGGCGAGATCCAACTACTGACCGCACATATTGGGAGCGTGTCTGGTGTAACCGTTTAGTAAAGTCAAGTCTAAAGGCTTTTAATGTTGAAAGATGGAAAGCTTTAGCTACCAACGAAAATCCAGTACAAGAGGGAGATTTAATTACCCTTGGGTTTGATGGCGCTCAGTTCCATGATTCTACTGGCCTCGTTGCAACTCATATTGAAACCGGTTATCAATGGGTTTTAGGTGCATGGGAACGGCCCTTTGGTATAGAGGATTGGCAGGTTCCGGTGGAGGAAGTTGATGATGCTGTACACGCTGCTTTTCAACGATATAATGTTTGGCGAATGTACGCTGACCCACCGTATTGGCAATCTTGGATAGCAAAATGGGCTGGAGAGTTCGGTGAGAGCCGAGTTATAGAATGGTGGACAAATCGAAGAAAGGCCATGTCTTACGCTCTGGAAGGATTCGATACAGCCATAACCAGTGGGGATATATCGCATAATGGCAATGACGTTTTGACTCGTCATATTGGAAACTCTTATAGGCACGATCTACCGCAGAAAGATGAGGAAACCGGGAAACCCTTGTGGCTTATTCGTAAAGAGAGAAAAGATTCGCCTTATAAAATCGACTTAGCCATGTCCTCAATTTTATCGTGGGAAGCAAGAATTGATGCAATCACGGCAGGGGCCACAAATAATACGAATGTCTATGAGACTCGTGGAATGCGGTCACTGCTGTAAGGAGGTGAAAGCGGAATTGAAATTTTTTGATAAAGCCAGACTGCTTTTTAGTAACAGTTCCTGGGATGATTATATCAGGGCCTTTATAAGCGGGAACGATATCCCGATGAATCCCAACAACATAAACATAACCTCCGAAACCGCCATGAAATACACGGCGGTTTTTGCTTGTGTGCGAGTATTGTCGGAAACATTAGCTGGAATGCCTATTCTGCTGTACAAGAAGACAGAAGGAGGTGACAGGAAACCTAGCACAGACCTGCTTGTTTATGATGTGCTGCATAGCGCTCCGAACGAAGAAATGTCTCCGTTCAGTTTCAAAGAAGCCTGCATGATTTCCCTTAATACTGGCGGGAATGCAGTAGCTGAGAAAATGGTCAACGCACTGGGAGAGGTAATTGGCCTTTATCCTTATCCGTGGTCAGCGGTCGAGATTAAGCGTAACGATTCAGGCAAATTAGTTTACGAGATCAGTGGAACCAACGGAACCAAGCGAACCCTGCAGCGCAAAGACGTGTTTCATATTCCTGGCTTGAGTTTTGACGGCGTGATAGGCGTCTCGCCGATTAGTTATGCAGCGGGTGCGATCAGATTGGGACTGTCATACGAGATGTATGGGATTAATTTTTACAAGAATGGGGCAGCGCCTAGCGGGATATTTAGTTTCCCAGGTACTTTAACGGATGAAGCATTCCAAAGGTTAAAAGCAGATCTCAATAAAAACTATGCAGGGTTAGTAAATGTGGGCAAGCCGATGCTCTTGGAGGGTGATGGTAAGTTCTTGCCGGTGAGCATAGCGCCGGTAGATGCACAGTTGCTGGAAAGCAAGAAGTTTCAGACTGAAGACGTGGCTAGGATATACCGGGTGCCGCTTCACCTGATTCAGAACCTGGACCGGGCTACATTTAGCAACATAGAGCAGCAGTCACTTGAGTTTGTAATGTATACTATGCTGCCATGGTTCAAGAGGTGGGAAGAAAACATTAATATGCAACTACTCACCCGGGAACAAAGAAAGGCAGGGTATTACTTCGAGTTTAAGATTGATTCACTACTCCGAGGTGATGCTAAGAGTCGTGCCGAGGCTTATGCTGCCGGCCGTCAATGGGGGTGGTTGTCGGTGAATGATATCCGGCGTTTGGAGAATATGTCACCTATCGGGGCCGCTGGCGATATTTATCTTACTCCGGCCAATATGTATGAGGCTGGCAAGGAACCAGAGCCCGGTACTACTACCAATGCGAAGCTGGTCCAGGATATCTACCGGATGATCAAAGAAGGGGGGAATGGAGATTGAGCTTTTGGAATTTTGTAAAAAACAAAGACGATCCAGAGCAAGTGGAACTGAGAATCGATGGTGACATAACCATGGATGATGATTTTTGGTCGTGGCTGTTTGGTATCGAGACAGTGACACCTAAAGGATTTAGAGAGCAACTTGCTGAGCACCAGGGTAAAAACCTGACTGTATGGATTAATTCTTATGGCGGTGATGTTTTTGCCGCAAGTCAGATATACACCGCACTAAAAGAGCATAAGGGAAAGGTTACAGTCAAGGTTGATGGTGTTGCTATATCAGCAGCCAGCGTAATTGCCATGGCAGGCAAGGAGATTCTTATGTCTCCGACAGCTATTATGATGATCCATAACCCCTGGTCCTATGCTCAAGGAGAATCGAAAGACATGAGGCACGCGGCAGACATTCTGGATGAAGTAAAGGAGACCATTGTTAGTGCATACCAGGTTAAAACCGGTAGATCTAGGAATAAAATCGCTCAGCTCATGGATGAAGAAACTTGGATGGGATCAAAAAAAGCAATTTCTGAGGGATTTGCTGACGGCCAGCTTTATACTGATGCTGGTGTGGATCCAGAGCCAAATGCAATGATGTTCTCCCGGGTAGCTATCCAGAATAGTGCTGCTGACAGCATGAAAAAGTTTTTAACCGAGTACAACAAACGCCTGGCGGCTAAAACTCCGCCACCCAAAATTGAGGAAAAGCGGGGAGCGCCGCTTGACCTATATACCAAAATAAACACGAATCATGAAAGGAGATTAAAAAATGAACTTTAAGACACAACTCAAAAACAAAATCGAGGCTCAAGCGGCGCTTGTACAAGCTGCCAAAGATGCGGGCAGGGCTTTAACTGCAGAGGAAATCCAGCAGTTTGATGCCCTGGAAGTAGAAATCAAATCCTTGGAAAACTCAATTGCAGCTGAAAATGCGGTTGCTGCAAGAAATGTTCTGTTGACCACTCCGGTGAATACTCCTGTGGTAACCTCTCCCAACAATGGAAGAGACGACAAACCTTTTAACAGTTTTGGCGAACAGATGCTGGCTGTTGTTAACGCGGGCCGGCCTGGTGGAGTTATCGACGAAAGGCTGCTAAAAATCCAGAACGCTACCGGCGCATCCGAGGGTGTTCCTGCTGATGGTGGATTCCTTGTTCAACAGGACTTCTCCAGTGAATTAATTAAAAGCGTATTTGAAACCGGAATCCTGGCTCCCAAGTGTCGCAAGATTGGTATTAGTGCTGGAGCTAATGGAATCAAAATTAATGGCGTTGATGAATCAAGCCGTGCCAATGGTTCTCGTTGGGGTGGAGTTCAGGGTTATTGGGCTGCTGAAGCTGCAACTGTGACAGCAAACAAACCTAAGTTCCGCCAAATCAGTCTGCAACTTAACAAACTAATGGCACTCTATTACAGCACTGATGAATTGCTGCAGGATGCTGCCGCTATGGATTCTATTTTGTCTCAGGCATTCGCTGAGGAGATTAAATTTAAACTTGACGATGCTATAATCCGCGGAACGGGAGCTGGTCAGCCTTTGGGTATTTTAAATGCTGGCTGTCTTGTAACCGTAGCAAAGGAAGCCGCCTAGCCAGCCGATACCGTTGTGGCCGAGAATGTTATAAAAATGTGGAGCAGGTTGATCGCCGCATCCAGAGCCAATGCATTATGGCTGATCAATCAGGAGATTGAACCAGAACTATCTACCATGGCCATTGCAGCTGGAACCGCCGCATTCCCAATTTATATGCCCGCTAACGGGATATCTGGTCTGCCCTACAGCACTCTGTATGGTCGCCCGGTAATACCTGTTGAACAAGCATCTGCCCTTGGTGATGTTGGCGATATAGCCGTGGTTGATCTTGGTCAATATCTGTTGGCCGATAAAGGTGGGATGCAGACCGCATCGTCTATTCATGTTCAATTTATTTATGATGAGACCGCTTTCCGCGTGACTTATAGAGTAGATGGTCAGCCTGTACGTGCGACTACTATTACACCGTTTAAGGGAGCCAATGCTCTGTCCAGTTTCGTAACACTGGCAGCCAGATAATTAAGAAGTAGGAGGTATTAAAAAAATGAGTGGAATTAATATAGCCGAACAATGCCATGTAGTAAATATACTGCCCCCGATCGATATTACTGGCGGGGCTACCTCGGACGTATTCTCTATGGAGAATTATGCCCATGCATCTATAATCGTTCAGGTAGGTGTAAGCGCCGCCGCATTCACTAAACTCATTGTGGAGGCTTGCGACAACTTTACTCCTTCAACCCATACGGATATGGCATTCAATGTCTACAAAGAAGAAACCGACTCTGGGGATACCTTGGGTGCTAGAGATGCAGTGGCAGCTGCAGGGGTAACACCTAGCGCAAATGATAACATCATGTATGTTATTGAATTGGACGCTGCCGAACTTGGTGACGGAACTGATAAGCTGAGACTCGAAATCACTAATGGCGTGAACAGCGTTATTGCTAGCGCTGTAGTTATCCTCTCCGGCTCTCGTTTTGCAGGAGATCAATCTGCAACCGTAATAGCCTAATAATAGTCTGATAGAAAGGAGATTAGATCATGACTGTAATGTATACCTCGACCATAAATAATGCAAAAAAAGAACTAGCCGCAGCAGATCTGACCGGTACCACTACGCAGTTTACTATATCAGGTGGACCGGTTCTTATTAAACACTTAGGGGCGCGGATCACTACCGCACTTCCAGCTGGAGCGAATACAATGTTATTTAGTTATACTCCGACAGGTGGAGCAGCGGCTAATCTATGTGCGGCCACTGACAGTGCTTCCGCTGCAATTAATCAGCTGTTGGTATGTGATGGTGTCAAAGCTACCGCATTAGTAAAAACAACTGATCCGGGAATTGCTGTGGCAGCCAATGAGCATATGCCTATTACCTTGGATCCAGGTGTAATCCAAACCATATTCTCAGCAGGACCACCCGCCACTGGTGCAGTGGAATTGTATGTTCAGTATGAACCTTTGGTGCCTGGCGCGACAATTATTGCCGCTTAAAACGCATTACTTTGAGGCCGCTCTTAATCGGGCGGCCTTTAATTTTCCCTTAGAGAGAGGGTGTTTAAATGGCCCTTAAATTAATAACAGCACCGGCGGTTGAGCCAGTGACATTGGCAGAAGTCAAAGCACACATTAAATTAGACTCAGGATCATTGGCAGACGATACGACCAGTGAACAAACAATAGCAACGGCAAGCCATGCCATAGCTGCAGCTTATAGCCTCGAGGGGGCTGCAGTCGAGGTGCTCGGTTATCGCGTGCTGGTTATTCTGGACGCAGGGACCAATGGAGCTGGTGGTACAGTAGCCGTCAAACTCCAGGAACGGGATACAATCACGTCAACCTGGACCGATGCGGTTGGCGGAGCATTTACCCAGGTGACAGAGGCAAATGACAATGCCACATATGAGTTGGACTATTCCGGAGAAAAAAGATATCTCCGGGCAGTTGCTACGGTAGGAACGGGGGCCTGTATATTTGGTGTCACCATCCAGAAAGTTGCGGTCTACGCTTCAGATGATGCTCTGATAACCGGCCTGATCCAGGCTGCCAGGGAATATGCCGAAGGGTATCAGAACCGGGCTCTTTGTACCCAGACATGGGAGTTGGTGCTTGATAATTGGCCTTGTGGGGATAGCGTTGATATTCCAAAGCCTCCCCTGCAATCGATCACAGACATTAAATACAAAGATGAAGATGGTACAGAAACAACATGGGCAGCTGCTAATTACATTGTTGATACTGATTCATTTCTGGGGCGGGTTGCTCTTGCCTATGGAATCAACTGGCCGAATGAAACCTTGTATCCAGTTGGGGCTATCCGGATTAGATTTATTGCTGGCTATGGAT